GGATTAGTAGAACATCATTTCCCACTCTGAACAATTCGCTATATCTTGTGGTATTATCGTTATTTAAACACAACATATAGTAACCTACCTTTTCTTTTGATTTGCCATCTTCTTAAAACTTTGCAAAACTTCTTAAAATGAACGCTTCAATTTTTGCAAATTTTTTAGTAAATTTAGCAAATCTTCATTTTGCCCTCCAGACCCGCAAACGACTCTTTCTTCTTGTCACGAGTTGCCTCGTTATAAACGTCCATCGTCGTTGAAATGTCGGAATGTCCCATTATCTCCTGAATGACTTTGATATTGGATTCATTCTCACACATACGAGTACAGAAGGTGTGTCTCAAATTGTGAACCGAGAAATGCGGTAGAAGTAAAGGCTCTCTGTTCTGCCTTGCCGCAAGTTCACTTTCCTCGACATTGTAATCTCGTGTAATTCGTTCAATCGCTCTGTTAATGTTGTGTGGGGATAACACTCCATTAAATCTGTTAGAAAAGATAAAACCGGAATAGCCATCAATGACAGTCTGATTGAAACCCTCTCTCATTTGTCTCATACGCTCATTAAGCAATGCTTTCCTTACAGCCTCAAACATCGGTATCTCACGCTCACCTGCTTTGGTTTTTGGAGTTGAGATATAGAACCCAGATTTGCCGGTGTATTCGTCTGGTCTATAAATAAGGCTGTGGTTAATATTGATAATGCCGTTTTTGAAGTCACAGTCATCCCACGTCAATCCAACGATTTCTCCAACTCTACAACCAGTACCAAGAAGAACTGTAAACAGTGGCAGCCAGTGACTATAAACACTGTGCGACTTTGTAAACTCAACAAATGCTTCTTGCTCACTAACTGACAATGCGTGTCTTTTTGGTTTCTCCCAATCGTTGCTCTTTTTGATTTCAGCCATTACACCATCGGTAGGATTAACACGGATATATCCATCTCTTACTGCCGTAGCAAAGATAGGATGCAAAATCGTGTGAATCGTCTCCATACTGTTTGGTTTAAAACCAACTTCACGAATGAGATGATTATAGAATTTTTTGATGTCGCTGTATTTGATTTCCGGGAGTTTCCTGCGACCAATGGAGTCCCAAACATACTTCTTATACATATACTTGTAGTTGGTTCGTGTTGAGGTTTTTAACTCCTGCTTCTGCTCGATATAGTCCTCGTAGAAAGCATTGAGTGTCATTTTCTTTGCCTTGAATGAATCAATCTCATCCTGCAAATCCTTGGCAATCTCTTTCTCCAATTCACGCAAGCATTTCTCGGAGTGTTTACCTTTGGGTGGTCTGTCGGTTTGTGTTAAAGTCCAACTATAAACAAACCTACTGTTACCCTTTGAATCAACATACCTATACATATATCTGCCATCGCTCTTTTGGTATTCACCTTTTCCCAAGAGACGATTTTTCGTATCACGTCTTTCTGCCATCTTTTATCTTCCTTTCATAAGACAAAAGAAGCCGCAATACAAGTATGTACTTCTATTATACTACATTGCGGCTTATTCTGTCAACCGCTATGCTTTTAATCGTTATTTTACTAAAAATTTACTATTACTAATTATATTATATGTAGTTTTGTTCTGCTATCCATTGCTCAAACTGTGGTCTTTTTATTCTGACCCACGAACCAACATATAATACCCAATCAAGAGTTTTATCTTCCTCTATGATTTTTCTCAATCTGTTTTCGCCAAGCATTGAATATGCTGCCGCTTCTTCAACGGTCAAGCACAACTTTTGGCTCGGCAACAAGTTTATCTTACTCATTGTGCTAACCACCTTTATTTACAGAAAGGCGGTTCATATCATAGAAAATAATACAAACCGCCCTCCATTTCTACTTGTGTCTCCACAATACTGAACTTTTATTTTTCTCTGCTTCTTCTCTCGAAGTGAATACCCTTAATTTAAGACTGCCCTCACTACAAAGCACCAAATCGGGATTAACAGTATCGCCGGTCAAATATCTGGTAAAGCAGTATGACCATCTCTTTTTCTTGTTAATTCGATACAATCTCATTTCCTCGACTTGTGCGTTATTGAACCTATCGAGAGTAAGAACAAAGTATGTGCGACCAATCACGAACTCACTCTCATAACAACTCTTAACAATTTCTAATGCATCGGATAAACCAGCCACATAATACTCTTGCTCTTTCGTCATATTGAGAGTAGTTTCAGCCGTGATTCTGCCGTTAAGTGCTTCGATTACCTTTTGCAATTTAGTTCGCTCCTGTGCTACCGAAACCGCCACGGTCTGCACCATCAAGATGGTCAACCTCAATGAATTCAAGTTCGGGCTGTTTCTTCATAATGCGGAACTGGCAAATTCTGTCATTTACCTTAATCTCGGTATCTTCCATTGCACGAACAGGCATACCCCAGATGTCGTTGTTGCCGCTATAAGAGTTATCAATGACACCCATATGGTTGGTCTGGATAATGCCCCACTTCTTAAATGTAGAACTACGAGGAAGGATATGTGCCTCATAACCATCAGGAAGTTTCATAGAAACGCCAAGGCTAATAATTGCCTTTTCGCCAGCCTTCAGCGTAACATCTTCTGCCGCTCTCAAATCAATCCAATCACCGACTGCAATTTTCTCAATCTTCACAAGGTCGGGATTGTGGTACTTAATCTTAATCTGTTCCATTTTGTCACCTATTTATTTCCTTTAAATATTTACTCTTTGACTCGGCTAAATACTTTTCAATTAGCCTACTTTGGTCTTTTGTTTTGCTATATGCGATAACATTGATAGTCTCGTGACCTTTTCTGTTAATGCCGTGGTTTGCAAGATACTTGATATTATTTTCTACCAAGTAGTTACACAATTTCAGAACATCCTCTTTATCGCTGCTTGTCAAGTGGTACTGCCACTTATCATCTTTCTTGCACTTGTCTAAAATCGGGAATGCTATGAGGTTTCCAATGCCAGATGCAATAGAGATAATTACGATGGTCAATATTGAGTCATCTTCGACAACCTCTGCAATAATGAAGTAGAACAGAAGTTGTGATATGACAACGAGGATTGATGAAACTATCTTTGCTCCACGGTATTGTAATATTGATTTTGCGGTCAAGATAATGTTATCTAAAATCTTGACTACAAATAATAGCACATACATCATTTCTTCAATAATTCAATAATATAGTCGGCTACACGGTCATAGTTTTCAATGTTACCCTTGATTTCTGTGAAATCAACATTTCTGGTTTGCAACAAATCGAGTAAAGGTGCTTTAAGAGCATCGCTTTCTTCCTCGGTCTGTAATCTACCTTTCGGATTGTATGGTTTATCTCTTAACAAAAGGTAGGAGAAATTATTGAACGAATTAAAACAGTTCATAACTGTTTGATTAAATTGTTCTCCAAGAACCTCGCTCTTATTATAGAGAATTGATAATGGTAAAGGACTATCTGTAACAATAACCTCGACCTTATCTCTACACCTACTCATTTTGTAGAACTGCTTGCCGAACAAATAACATTGATTGTCCGGCTTAAATACTTCGGCGTTTTCCTCCCAAACCTTGTCTTTGGCAAACTCGGTAATCAACTCTGCATTGATACCCGCCATCTTTAATCTGCTGAACACATATGCTGCACCAGTAGATTTACCGGCTGAAGGAACACCGAAGAAATTCACAACAATACAACCCTTACTTTCATCAATATGTACTGTCATTTACTCTCCTTTAAAAGAACCTCGTGTACGCTTACATAAAACTTTCGTGGAATATAGTCTGCATACAAAACAGGTCTTTTTTGAAAATAGATTTTGATGTCACTTTTATCATCTATCGTCATCCAAACATATTTTACGCTGTTACTATACTGTTTATCTGAAATACGAAATTCTTGTCCGGGCTTAACGATATATGTATCAGAATATGGTGAGGAAGAAAATTCTATAAATGCTCCATAATCACCTATTACAATTCGGTCATAGCCGTCACAAATTGGACTGCCGTTAAGAGTATATAAAGTATCAACCCCACCATTTATATTTAAGAAATCTGGAATGTTTTCTTTGAAGAATTGTCTATATTTGAATGATAAATCACTTGTTAATGGTTTATATCCATATTTCTTTGCAAGCAGAGATTCTATTCGTAGTGTATTCACTTTGAATCATCTTCTGCAATAAACAATCCACAGTGGCACATTCCGGTCTCGCCTCTTTCAATCATATCTCTGAACTCCTTACACTTACATTTAGTGTCGGGAGTTTTTGAAATTCTGCAAGGGCAATAGCCACCATTCTGTTTCAACTTTGCCTTAATGTCATCGGCATATTCTTTATCTGGATTTAACTTAACTCGCATTTACAAATCCTCTCTACGAAATTCTCTTTGCATATTGATTGTCACTTTGCAAATTCACACCAAGCACTTCATCGAAATGTGCCTTTTGGTCTGGAATGAATCTACCATATTTAATAATGATGTTAGGATATTTTTGCAGGAGCAGATAATAGTTCTGGAAGTTGGTCGTAACTTCTTCTTCTGTGTAGCCGGTGTAAATCACAACATCATCGTTGTTTCCAGCACTCCTTACCATATCAATGAACCTTATAACATTGTCGATGTCCTCAAATGGTTCTAATCCACCGAATACGATGGCACTTGATAATGGATTACTTAAATATCTTTCTACCAATCTTTCAATCGGTATTTCAATGTCGGGTGAGTTGGCAAGTGCGCCGTTCTGACACACCTGCCGACCCGATAATTTATCACATTTGAATGAGCAAGAATGACACCCAATAAACATAGAAGTTATCTTATAGTTGACGAAATCTTCATCAACTAAATTCTTGACATACACTCTTACTCACCTAACATCTGTGCATATTCATACCACTGGCGAGTATTGAACTCTCTCTTTCTGTCTGCCGAGTAACTTCTTGTGGGAACAAGGTAGCCAACAATACGCTGGTATGTATCAAATACAGGCTCTCCACAAACAGGGCAAATATCAGTCCCTACAAAGCCGTGATGGTTTTTGCATTCGTTAATGCGAGTATTGAATGCGAAGTAGATTACATTGGAAAGAGCAATCTTATTCAAAACATCCCACGCTGCATCTGTGTTCGGGAAGTTTGCTTCAAGGTTGATATGGCTAATCGAACCGCCGGAACACTTTGCATCAAGGATAGAACTCAACTTCAACTTCTCTTTGATGGTACACTTGGTTGAAAGAGGAATCCACTGATTTGAATAGATGAACTTGTCATTGAGACTATACATCTGATTGTCTTTCTGGCAAAGGATAACTGCGGCTCTTTCTGCCGGAACGCTCTCAATGTTGAATGAGAATTCATTCGTGAAGTTGTCCTTTACATCATTCAGCACATCGAAAATCTTACTTGCAAACTCAATACCCTTTTCGGTATAAGACACATTTCCGAGTTCATCAGTTTCGGTATAACCGAATGCCTCAATGACCTCATACAAGCCAAGAATGCCGATTGTGCAATACTGCTTGCTCATTTCAACCGCACCCTCTTGATAGTTCGGGAGCAATCCCTTTTCAACATTTCTCTTAATGATATGTCGAACAGTTTCAAGAGTCTTGCAGCAGAGTTGCGTTCTCTTGCGGAGCAGTGCGAGATATTTCTTTTCGTCACACTCGGTTTCAAGAGCGATACGCATAAGGTTGATTGTGTTGACCTTTACAGAACCGATTGACAGGGCAGTACCACCGATAGAGTTGATAAATCCACTCAACTTGGTAGTATCGGAAAGAAGTCTGCAACAGTTTGACAAAGTGGTTACATCTTCACTTACGAAGAAGTTACTGTCATTCCAAACGGTATTGTGGTCAGAACACCAACGAGCAAATTCATTATCAACAAAGACGTTGTAATCTTTGTTTTTAATCATTTCCTCTGCTTCTTCCTTGGAAATGTCATTACGCTTCAAAAGAGAGAATGTAAGCACGGGGAATGTGAACATATTCTCACTTCTAATGCTTGAAACAACTTCCATAAAGATTTTCTGATGCTCAATCAGTTCATCAACACAGTCGATTACGAAAGTGCCATCGGGATATTCAACACCACCGAACAATGACTCAATGTAGTTTCTATCAAAGATAGATACATTGACAAAGGCGGTCTGGTCAATTCTCATAAATGGCTGATTGAGTCTGTAAATGAGTTTCTGGAAGTGCTGTCTCAAATAGTAATCAGGGTTCAAAATGTAATAACCTGATTCGCAGTCCTTCTTCCAGAAGTAGTAAGTCCAAATAAGGATATTCGGAATACCAACTGCGCCGGAACTGCGGTTACTCATATAACTGATAAACTCAATAACATCGTCAGTGAAAGTAGACAAATGTTTTGGTGGCTGGTTGTTATAGTTCTTCAAGAAGAACAAACCTTCAGTAGCCAATCTTGACAAATCGTATGCGTAGCAGTAAGGAAGATAGGTTGAAGTAGGAGCATCGTGGAGATAGAAACCACCATTAAACTCTGTTTCAAGCCACTCCTTTGCGGTACGAAGATTGTACTTCTTCTTCATCTCATAGAAAATCTTGTTGAATGCAAACAACTTATCTTCTGACTTGCCTTTTTCACTCAACAGACTTCTAATATCCTTATTGGATGCGTTTGCATTTGCATCAATGGTAACGTCGGCAATATTCTTGTCAACAAAACCATCAATGAAGTCGGAGAAATTTAACTGTGATTCGTGAATGCCATTGAGGATTTCAAAATTCTCTCCGTACTGTTCGCTCAATGCGAGAAGTGTTCTCTCGAAGTCACGATTCACCTTAATCGGAATATACACTTGTTAGACCTCTCTTTCATTAACCCACTTGTTTGCCTCGGCAAAGTCCATCAACTTGCCGTCCACGGAAAGTACAGGCACTTGGTCAATGCCTAACGAAGTCATTACATCAATGTCGTTGTTCTCGGTGTACTCAATGTTCTTTTCCGTGAGTTTCTTCTTTAAAACATTGCACTTCGGACAACCGGTAGAATATAGGATAATATTCATTGGTTTATCTCCCTTACAATAAAAGATAATTTATAATGTAATCCGCTGCATCTTCGAGAGTGTTTTCCTGCCTTAACATTCCCATCTGAATCCACGGATGACTTACATTTGGTTCACCAACTCCGACTATATGAATATGTTTGTAGCCAAACTCATTCATTGCTTCAATAATGCCGAATTCAATGTGAGTACCTATGCTATCCGCAATGGTTGTGAGGTCTACAACAACAATGTCGCTGTCTTTGAGTTGGTTAATCTCCCACATTCTTGCTTCTCTTTCATTTACTTCATCGCCGTATTGGTAGAAAATAGGTGGATGAACAAATGTCAAACTTTTATCGCATCTTGAACGGATAATGTTTTCTAACTCTTTTCTCCATTTCATCTGCTCGTCATAAGATAAACCACCCATTTTACCGGCTGTGAAAATCTTAAAAGTTCTAATTTGTACCACCCACCTTTAATAACTTGATTTCATACTGTTTGAATTAAAGTCTTTGACAAACTCGGCTGCTTTGTTCTCAAATCCAGCCAAATCGCCATCGTTATCTACAACAATGTCATACTGATAATTGAACACGTTGCCATCAGCCATATTTGAGGTAATCTGCTTAACAGCATCTCTCTTAATGAGGACTGTCTTTGCACCAAAGGCTACTTTTGCCTTTTCGATTTCCTCTGGCTCTCTGATATGTAAGAACAACATTGCTGCATCGCTTTCGGTAAATTCTTTTACCTTTTCACTCATACTGTTGAAAGGCATATTGTTGTAATCAGTACACAACAACTTCAAATCGGAAAGGAATTTTCGGTCTTTTTCGGTTTTGCCACCAGTCCAACCGATAATCCTTGCAATTTCTTTAACCTTGTCAACAGACGAGAAGTTCATAACGGAGAGGCTGAACACCTTTGAAACCAACTCAACAAAGGTGTCCTTACCAACTCCTCCAGAACCATTGATAATAAATACTTGCTTATTCATTTCTCTCGCTCCGTCTAATCGTTAATTTCGCTCAAATCAACACCTACGGCTTCTGCTTGTTCTGATAATGTCAAATCATCAAAAGCCTCTTTGATTCTTGCTTTTGCACAATCTTCGCATAAGTCATCACCATCACTGCGATATTTTGCTCCCTCATATCCACAGTCATCGCAATAGTCTACCGGAACATTGCGGTAGGGACACGAACTGCCGAGACAAGGTAAACCACAATCAACACAATGGTTTTCTATTCTTCTGCTCATTGCTTTTTACTCTCTAACTCATCAATAAAAATGAGTTCTTGTGAATAAGGCAATTTTCTCGCCCAAGCAATGAAGTTCGGAAGGTCAGGATAGTCCTTTCCAGACCATTCATTCAGTTTGTGATTTCTTCTCTGACCCTTACTACAAATACCCAAAAGGTTCTCATAGTTGAATGTAAGAGTAGCCTTCATTTCAAATCCGTCGGGCAATAACTGAATGATTGCTCTCCAATATGTCTTATCCTGCGTTTCATTAAACTTTTGACGAAGGAACTCCAAGGTGTCAATGACACGCAAGAATGTTGCCTTGGCTTCCTCAATTTTGTCAATGCAGTCGTGAGCAAAATCATCTTCGCAGAAAGTCTTAACGTGGATTTTGTGCATAGTAGAGCAACTGTTTCTAACCGTTGCAACCTTATATGTATCGTATTCTTTCCACCAATACATAGGTGCTGTTACATCAACACAGACAAAAATCTGTCTCATAAACTTACGATGTTCAGAACCAGCCCTGATGAGTTTTTGAGCAAGTTTCATATCATTTGCACCAATGATATATCTGTCGGGATGTTCGGGAAAATCCCAATAACTATCGCTCATATCCCAACTGTTCATTGGGTTACGCATTCCTCTTAATGCGCCATCGAAGTTCATAACCTTCGTGTTTTCAAACTTCATTTTATGTCTCCTTATTTACTAAAAATCTTGTTTTATCCAGCAATAAGTCATCAATACACAGAGTATCTAACTTATAATGTGGTATTCTTATCAAAGGAATATTGTGTTGTTTACACCATTCATTTTTGTATTTGTCTCTTTCCTTGATTCTCTTTAAAATTTCTTCATTGAACCAAGAACTTTGACCACATTCATACTCATCAGAATGCTGTATTCCATCAAATTCCAACAGATATGAGTTCTCAATGTAAAAATCAAATCTGCATTTGTTTTGAATATTCTCAAAATAGCAATCTTTGAAAATCTTCTCACGTTCATAGGCGATGCCATTTTCATCTAATATTTTTTGAATTGTAGCCTCGCCAGTAGAATTTCTTGTGCAACCGCAAGATTTTGTATTGCCATTTTCAAGAGATGCTTTTCTTACCCAAAATTCTTTGCCACAGAATTTGCATTCGGCAAGTACATAGCATTCATTAAATCCCCTATTGTCTGGTCTATAATCTGTATCAACAATTTTTGTTCCATTGATTATTTCACCTTGTTTTGGGCTTTTGTCTCTATAATGCTTTGATACTATTTCATACTTTTTGCAGCCACACGAAACAGTTCTGCCGGAAGTTAAATTCGTAGATAATACTTCACACTCTTTACCACAGACACATTCACATCTCCAAATCACTTTTCTCTGGACTCTTTTTGTTGTTGGGTATAATGCTTTTAGAAAACCGAATTTTCTATTTGTTAAATCAACTTTCATACCGAAAATCCTTATAGGTTTTCAAATTCTCGGATTTGTTCGATGGAATAACAACCGCCTCTGCTGTTGTAGTCATAGTGCTGCGTTGAAAATTCATTCAGCAGCGGTAACAGTTGGTTTAGAAGTGTTTCCGTCTTATTTTTAATGTCTTTTCTTTTGGAGCGGTATCTTTCTACTCGCTCCTTGTGTGCTTGCTCTTGCTGACTCTTTACTTCTTCAAACTGTTTGCGCTTCGGGTCTTTCCATCTATATCTGAACCACCAAACGATGAATAACCACCATTTCTTGCAGGTCTTGCCGTATGTAAGTCTGTGCTTTGCACATTCATACCAACCTTTCTTGTTATCGACAGCATCAAAATATTCAATCATATCTCTTATTGCGCTTGAATATTGAAGTGTAGGTTCACCACTATCTTTCTCATACCAAGAAGTGTCTACATTGATACCGTGACAACGTGAGGTCGGAATTTGCACCTTAAATCCCAGCATATCGAAATATACATAGTTACAATGAACCACGATATTCTCTGCGAGAGGAAAAGTGTTTTTAACAAGAACCGCAAGCAAGTCGGAACTTCGTAGCGGTGTTTCACAAATTGTGTGCCATTGTTTTTCTGTGACCGGTTTTGAAAAGTCGATTGATTTTACTATGGCTATTTTATTTTGGGTTTCATCAATTTCTCTATTGAGTTCTTTGATGGCATCTGAAACATCATAAATCATATTTTGTGTTGCCTTTCTAACATCTTACAAAATGTACCGTGTTAAACCTTTGGTCTGGGAACTCTTTGAGGGTTACGTGTGAGATATACCCACCGATTTCGATTGACTCAACCTCATATACTTTATCTTGCTGCAAAAATTTGTGTGCCTGTTCAACATCACCCTTATAGCCGCTATCAAGTT